AAACTAATAAACCAGTGGATACTGATGTAAAAAGTGAAGTTACTATTGGCAATTTGGAAAAGTCTGATAATAGTGTGGTTGGCACCAAGTCTCCTCAATAAATTAGATAGTACTTACCTAAAACAAACGAAGTCCTGAGAAGGTAAGCTAAGTAGATTCCAGGAAACTAGACTATAGAATATATTTGCTAGTCACTCAGTTTGTTATGATACAAAGCTATCTAAAAATTCATACAGAGCAGTCATTCTATATGCTGTACAGTGAAATTCACAGCGTCTGACTGCTCTCTCTCCCAAAGGAGGAATAATGTATTATAGAAATTCTTTTTATACAACAAGTGGTATTCTTATTCCATATATATTAATTTTTATTTTATGGTTTATGATACCTGCTTTTTAACCTTAAAAGAACAGGAGACAAGTATGGCAATGGATATCAACTTCAATACGTATGTAGTTAAATACTACAAAGGCGTCGTAGATAATGTAAAGTTTATATATGATCCTGACTGTGTATGCAGTCATCACATATGGACATTTGCTTATAAAGGCGAATCCCCATTAACAAATGAACAAGAAACATCATGGGAGCAAACAGCAAAATCACGTATTGAAAGATTAGTTAACGCAGCTTCATCACATGAAGCTATAAATGAATAAGGAAAGGAGGATATAGTTGTATGATTGAAGGAACTATATTCACAGAGTTTGAAGTATTGCTTTTTATTCTAGGTTTATTATTAGGTGCAATCATTGTAATGGTAGCATCTTATATCTCACTTAGAAAGATAAGAAGGCAACTATACAAACTAAGAGGTCAGCTTTATTATTGGTTCAGACAGAAACCAGTACCAGCTAAACGTGGACGACCTAGAAAACAAAAATCTGTTAAATAACCTAAACGTACGGAGGTTACAATGGCTAAAGTTACAGTCATATCATACCACAACGGTAGTATGCCAAGAGAGATGGAAGGCTCTACACCAGCTGAGCTGGCAACAGAGTTAGATATTTCTTTATCAGGCGTATCTATCCATGTAGACGATGACGAAGTTAACGCTTCTAAAACACTTGCCGATGGTAACTTTGTTTCTTTTCAGAAGAGCAAAGTAACGTCAGGTCAGTAGTTACGTCTGCCAAGTATTGCTGCAAGGTAAATGTAAAAAAGCCTTGCAGTAGTACTTTAATAAATTCCCTTTAAACTTAATAATAACAGGAGATACATATGTTGTATTTTAAAAGTATCTTACTGCCAAAATTAGGTAATATTGTTGACATGAACGACAAACCTGTCAATGATACCTTACCTACTCATGAAAAACGTATAAAAAAAGTCATGAAAAAAATATTTGGTGGAAGTAAGATTGAAGATGACGCATATTGGTCTATACTATATAAAATGATTAGCAATGCTAATGAAAAATATGGTATAGTTGCATTAGACGGCTGGTCACATGACGCAGCAGGCAAAGACGATTTAGGTGTATATATGAATATGGGTATACCTAAATTACGTGGTAGAAAATTTAATTACTTAGACAGAATATATGTCAAGCTAAGTAGTCAACCAGATTTAATATTTCTTAATTCTAAACAAGATAATATTAAACAACCACATTTTCTACATCAATATTCATATTCAGCTAACCATCCACATATTAGCAATGGTAAACCTTGCTTAGGCGGTTTTGCTACTACATTATCAAAATGGAAAGCAGAAGGAAATGCTATTATGTTTCTTAAGAATCTTAATCAATATATTAATACATGGAACAGAAGATCACCATATTGGGATATTAATCACAATCCTCCTTTATATGTTACAGGATATTTTCCACAAAATGATTTAAATATTAAGAAACCAAAAGAATATCAATATAGCAAAATATGTCAAGGTATGGATTTGTCTTCAGAAAGACATCGTAATTATTACAAAGATGAACTTCGAAGCTTTGACAAACTAGTTCATAAAATATCAGCTCCTAATCAAGAAACAGAAATTGATGTAGTTAGATATTACAATAAATGTGCTAACGATTTTTATGATTATTATTGTCATGAAATGTCAGAAACATTACCAGACGATATTAAAGAATATCAACGTGAACTAAAAAACTATTGCGAAACATGGGCTAACTACGATGATGATAGAGAAAAATATTATATGAGTAGAGCAGCATGGGAACTAGCTCATTTTGGCACAAGTAGACAAAAACTTAGAGATGCTTCAATGTTACAATCTCTTCATCATGTAAAAGAAAATGGTGTTTACAAGATAAGAACTGTACCTAGCAAAGAAGCCTCTTATGTAACTTTTGTAAAAAGCGATGAGTTTTATCAATGTGTAGAATTATTATCTAGTATGGGTAATATTTTATACAGTGCTCCAACTAACGCTATACATCCTGGAGAACTTAATAGACGAATAGATAATATTGTAATGAATGATTGGTTGTATTTATACAATAAATATTCACATCCAAAAATCTATGAATACATACACACAGTTGCAAAAATGCAATCTAAAATAGAAGATTGGCAACATAGATTGTATGCATCATCAGGGTCTAGCAGTAATAAGAAATACAAAGAACTATATAAGTATCATAGCAAAAATCTAAATGATCAAAGCAGGATAAATGCTAGAATACATAGACATTGTAAAAATCTTATTGTTAAAGACATTAAAAAGAATGGCTGTCTTCCTATTTATGACGAGTATATTAGAAGAAATACTTATTATAAAATAGAAATAGATGAGACATTAGGCAGAAAACATGTTTTTGATATGGGTGAATGGATTCGTGCTATAGGTGGATACAATTTAAAGAGCATAAATCAAGTAAAGACTCTATTGAATATCAAAGAGTTTCCAACAACATACAAAGGGTTCATAGATATGTACGAAAACTTTAAAAGGTCTGTTCGTGCAAGAATGATACATGAGCAATCTAAAGAACTTAATAACATTAGAAGAAAGGCAGGTTACATTAGTTATGAATACAAAGCTAATCATACCAAACAAGATAGTCAACAAGTACCGCTATCTTTTGAAACGGTTTAAGAAAACAGAATGGTCTGGCCCAGCGTGGTACAGAGCCAAATTTGATAAAGATGGTTTTCCAGAACAGTTTAAAATAGTACATTTCCATCCTCTTGATTTAGGTCATAGTACAGCAACAGAATGGGAAGCTAAAGACTTAGCCAAAATACTAAAAACTACTTACGAAAATCATCCATCGCTTAAACATTGTTTTATGGGACTTATACACAGTCATCATACAATGGGTGCATTCTTATCAGGTACAGATCAAGAAACAGTACAAGAAAACGCACCAAGAGAAGGATTCTATTGTAGTCTAGTAGTTGCTAGTGAAGGTAAAGCTACAGAAGCATTTGGCTTTGGCTACAAGGATCAATACAGAGTATCACATTGCTTGACGATAGAGGAAGACAACATTGAACTACAGGTACCAGAGTCTAAAGTGGAAGAAGAATGGAAAAAGCAAGCAGATATAATTCAAAAGAACAAACCAAAAACAACTGTTGCGGAAGGACAACAGCAATCAATGTTTCAAACAAGAACATACAATACGGTTTCTTGGCAAGAACAAAGGCAAAATCAAATACTTAATAAGTTTAATAAATCTAAGCAAAAGAAAATCAGAAAACTTATAGATAAAAACTCAGAAGGTAATCTTGATGACGCAACATTTGAAGTTAAATTAGAAGAACTAGGCATGCAAGTTCACGAAATACTGTACTTTATAGACGATGATATGAGCAACTATGGATATTCATATGGAGGTTACAATGTCTACTAATCGTTTTCTAAGAAACAAAGATTTAATACCTCAAAAAGTATTAAATAAAATTGGTATCGTAGGTTTAGGAGGTATCGGCTCACAGCTGGTACCTCTTTTATCTATTATGGGTTTTAAGCAAATAATAGGTTGGGATAATGATTTATTAGAAGATCACAATCTTAGCACAACGATGTATCCACAAACAGCATTAGGTAAAACTAAATCTGAAATTGCTGAAGGTATATCTAAATTATATGCTGTTAAACCTGATAATATGAAGTTTTATAATAAATATTATGATGAAACTTCACCTACTATGCCAAACATGATTGTATGTACAGATGACATGGAATCTAGAATGACAGCTTACACTAGATGGCGAGAGCAATCTAATCGTAAACTTTTTTTAGATTTACGTATGGGTGCTATGGCTATGGAAATTGTTACAACTACAAAAAATGAAGACAATTATCTAAAAACATGGGTACCTACACATTCAGTTGAACCAGAACCTTGCACAATGAAACATACTATATTCACGGCAAGCATTGTAGGTGGTTTAGGTGTCAATCAAGTGTTTAATGTACTTGCGAAAAGAGCATATTATCAGTATATTTGGTGTGGCTTACAGCCACTTACAATACGAACTGACAAACTCATTTACAAAGGATAACTATGGAAATAGACATTAGAAAAGTGTCTACTGATTGGTCGTCTTTACCTAAAGGGTTGACTTGGTATTTTATCGGTCAACCCAAAACGGGTAAAACTACACAAGCTAGTAGATGGAGCGACAAAGGCTCAGAAGGTGTATTATTAATAGATACAGACTTAGGTTCTGATTTTGTTAATAATGCAAACACGATCACTGTTACTTCTTTAAACACGCCAACAAGACCGCAAATGATGGAAGGCAAACAAGTAACTAAAGGTGGTAAACCTGTTATTGAACCAGTACCAAATGATGAAAGAGGTTATTACAATAGAACTGGTGATAAACTAGGAGAACAAATGAAAGTATACTCAATGATAGAAGTATATTTTTATCTTAAAAACAATTTACAGAAACTGCCATATGACACTATAGTCATAGATACTATTGATCATATCAATAGATGGATAGAAGCAGAAGTATGTGATGAGCGTGGACAAACAGCAATGGGTGAAGGTGCATCATGGGGTGCAGACTGGGCTCAAGCCAGAAAAAAGAATCTTGACATTGTAAA